GGTTAAGGCAGACAATAATCCGTCTTCCCTTATTTTCCTTCGCATTTCGGAACTACTGGTTCCCATTGCTTTTAACTGCTCTTCTGCTTGTTTAGCAGGCTTTAACATTCCAGCAAAAATGCTTTTTAGATGGGTGGCCGCTTCGCTGGCATTTGTTCCGGTTCTAGTCATTGCCGCTTGAGCCGCCGCTACTTGGTCAAAAGAAACGCCCATTTCGGTGGCGAGCGGTAATACTTGACCCATACTTGAAGCCATCTCCGAAGCCTCTGCCTTTCCTTCTCGCACAGCGTTTGTAATTATGTCAACCGCTTGGGCTGCGCTTAAGTTTTCCTTTCCATAGGCATTCATCGCCGATGTTACTAAGTCGGCAATTGTTTTAGTTTCGCCCATTCCCGAAGCCTCAAGAATGTCCATGGCTTCGGCTCCTTTTATACCCGCCGAAGTTACAAAGAACAAAGCCTCAGCGAGCTCCTTTGGAGGTCTTCCAATTTTAGGAGCTAAGTCTAGAATCTCATCCCCCCATGCAGAAACTTGGTCTCTTGAAACACCAACAAGCCCGACAACTTTGCTTAATTCATATTCAAAATCCTTCCCAAATTTAAAGATGGCAACTCCAGCAGCCGCTAAAGGAAGGGTAATATATTTTGTAAGACTGGCTCCTACAGATTGAATAGACTGTCCAGCCGCCTGCATAACCCCGCCAACTTTGGAAAAGTTTGTTCCAATCGAACGCCCAGCCTCTCCGATTTGTTGTGATAAATTTAAAACATTATTAGATAAATCACCCGAAAATCTTCGACCGCGATTTTCGGCTGTGTCTAAATCTGCATTAAACCTGCTATTATCGGCCCTTATATTTACATTAATTTCTCCTAATAATAAGCTCATTTAATCGCCTCACTTCAATCTTTTTATTTCTTTTTCTATTATTTCATCATCATATTCAACAAAATCCCTGTTCTCTTTATTCTTGCAAAAATAATTAAAAGAGGAATCCTCTGGAAGCCCTCTTATAAAAACTAAAAATCTGCGCCATGTTAACTTATCATTGAAGCCCTCTTCAACTAAATCAATGTTATAAAATCGCATAAAATCAGCTTCCAGAGAAGCCCATCCCCAAATAACTATGCGAGGGTCTAGGTTTTTTTTTCAGTATTAGCTGCATTTCCTTTTTTACCCTTGATATCATATCCCCATTTACTAAGGATTTCTAAAGCTAAAGTGTCAAAAACATCTTCGACAGACACATTAGAATGTTCCAAGGCTACTAACATCTCATTTCCAAACATAAGCTGAATAAATAGAAACAGCTTTTCCTCTGGAACATCAACTGTTAATTTACCATTTACTTTCTTATAGCAATGTCTAAAAAAGAATGTCGCAAATTTAAAAGGCATTTGCTTTGGTATATTATAGAATTTGCCTAAAAATTTAATTGTAAATGGCTTTGCTTGTTTTTCTTCTATTGCTTTGTCAAAGTCTAGCAAGAGGCCCGCTTCCTGCTCTTCTTGCATTTGTTCGAACTTTTCTTCAAGAAAGGCTTCTCTTTCCTCATTGCTTTTTAACTTTTTATCCATTAATTTATTCCCTCCGCTTTATTAATTTTTATTAGCTTCCTGGTGTTATAGCTACTTTGCTATTAACCCTGAAAGTTCCTTTATATTTATATACTTCTCCAGTATTTCCATTTTCTGAATATGCAGTAAAGAAACCTGTTAAAACATAACCATAACCAGTGTGTCTAACATGTCTCATTGTTACCATTGCTCCAGTTTCTGCCGAATCTCTTAATTCCGACTGTCCATCATCAAGACCAGCGGCAGCGGATTCAATAGCAATTCCCTCAACCGCTGCAGTTTCCCCGACGGATATACTTGCAAACTGCTGATGTAATACATTAGTTCCCGCGATATAATCTTCGGAGCCGGTAATATCCTCCTCGGCAATTGCTACATCCCTATTGAAAGATGTAACCTTTGCGACTATCTCGTTATCCACCATTATTTGCGTTCTGGCAAATTTTACTTCTGGCATAATTTCATCCCCTTATTTATAATCTAAAGGAATCATCGCTGGATTCGGCTCTAACAACATAATGGGCCGTCCATTGATTCCTCCCTTTTATATCTTTTCCAATACTATTTGGAGCTGTTTCAACGGTTAAATAAGACACTATTTCTCCGCCCGGCACCAAAGCCTTCCCTCCAAATCCTACAATTCTCTTATGAATACTCCTTGATGTTTGTTCTGCTAAGGCATAATTATTATTTCGTACCGTAATCTGGATGCCTAAACTATCAACAGATAAACACGCAGATTCGGGAATTGTAGAAGCCGCCTCATCATATATAGTAATACAATTATCTGGCGACTCAGGCTCAAATCCTAAAAACAAATTTGTTCCTTCAACACCCAATCCATTTAATTCTAAATACTTCAACATGTCAAAAGCAATACTCATAAAATCCTCCTTAGCTCTGCCTCTAATATTCTTGTCATACTACTTGAAGCCAGCCGGCTAAAAGGGTCTTTTAAATATTTCCATTTACGACCGTGCTGAAAATTTGCCTGATTTTCATGCCATCTTCTTGCATAGGGTATTTGAGGATGTCCAGTTCCAGGGCCTCCACCAAAGCTAATAATCGCAACAGGAACATTATCGTGCTTTAACACAACAACTCCCGACCGCAACAAAAACCCATCATCCAGAGGCACTTCTTGTTTTGAAGCGGCTAAAACAACATCGCCTGTTTTAACAACGGTATTTATTGTTGCTTCTCTAATTTTCCTTTTAATTGAAGGCCCATTCCATCTAGTCCATGACATCCTTAATCATCCTTCCATTTATTTACTATCTAACGGCACATTCAAAATGATGTGTCTTTCCAGTTAAAGGGTTTGAAACGGGATCAATCTTTATGACCTCCATATCGCCTCTAACTTGGGGAGCTGTTTGGTCAATCATCCAATAGGGATAATTAACATCAATTCCACAATCATCTTGCAAAAATACAAGGGCGGTGGCTTTTACCTCTTCCCCCTTTTCTGTTGTTACTAAAAAGTTTCCATATTGAACAAAACCTTTTAAGCTTGGTGATGATGAAACAACAGAAAAGTCGCCACTTGAACTTCTTTTCCTTTTTTTTAAGACAACATCATGTGTCATCATACTTACAAATTCGGCTAAACTCATCGCATTTTTACCTTCCTATTAATTATTCCAGAAGACACTAAAATGCTATCAGCATAACCTATTTCAGCGGGCAAAAAGGAATCTCCAATTGTCCCTGCCTTTCCTACACTAAATCTTCCAAGTTTTAAATTATTAGCTGCAGAGGGTGGCTTGTTATTATTATCAGTTAAATAAGACACCATGGAGGCGACCCACATCTTTACAGCATCTATTTTAGATTGATGTAATTTTACATTTTCCCCTTCATCATAAAGCACCCAATTAGATGATATTTTATAACCATCTGTATTTATTGGATAATTACCTATTCTGGAGTCTAGTAATTTACATGCAATTGTTAATCTTATGGTAGTCGCCTCTGCCGCGGGACGCCCTGTTAAGGTATTATATTCTGTACTGGTTATATACATGTCCATCCTCCTTAATTATTTTATTTCAATTCTATCAAAATTTACTTTTTCAGTGGCATTATTTACTACTAGATTTATCGTAAACCTTAACCCTTTTACGGTGGCCCAATTAGCCGCTCCGTTAACTATAAAATCTGCGAATAAAATGTCTATTGTATTCCATCCACTTACAGGAACATCAAATTTAACAAAAGTTATTCCATAATCAAATGGGTCAGTAGTAAAAAACAATGAAGATATACTTGCTATATTTGAATTATCTGCTGTATAAAATCTGAATTTTAAAGATTTATATTTTGTTAAATCATACACACATGGAATATCTACAAGAAAATAACCAACAATATCAGCATTCTTAGTTATCTCAATAGAAGAGTTTCCAGATACTTTGTTTGATTCATCAATTACCCCGGTACAACCCTGAAGAGTTAAATCTCCAATATCATCACATTCTGCAAGCAATAATCCCCTCTTTTTTTGAAACTTATTAATTCCAAGTCCGAGCCCGAGCATATCATCACCACCTATTCTTCATCAATTCCTTGATAGGCCATAATAGTTCCAGACGTTATTTCGATTTCTGTAAAACGTCCTTCGAATGTTGTATTTGCATCAAATGCAATAGCTGTTATTCCCGACATATTTCCGTTGCAGGTTAACACCGCATCCGTCAAAACCCTTACAGCCACAAATATATATCCATCAGCTGGAGTTATTGTTGCCGCACCGCTATAGGCTCCCCCATATGTCCCCATCGAAGCCTTTAGAGTATGTTTCATTTCATTGATATTTGAATTTATTTCATTAATAGTTAAGCTCAATAAATCAATGTCAGCCTTTGCTGCCGATTTATTATTTAGTTCTTTTATATTTTTATCTAAATTACTAATAATGTCATCTAATAACAAAACGTTTATTCCATCTTTTTTTCTCATTTCATTATTAAGTTTTGACCTGTTTGTATTGTCGCCCATATTACACCTCTTAACTTAAGAGTTTTTCCTTTAAAGATAATATTAACTCTTCCTTACTTCCAACTGCTGGAAGCCCTTTCCCTTTACAAAGAACTCGAAGTTCTTTATAACTCATCTCTTCTATTGGTTTAACTTTTTTTTCCTTTTTGTACATCTCGACAACTTTACAATCGAGAAATGCCTTAACATCTAAGTTAGACATTTCAACAATTGAATCCTTTGGATATTGGCTGCCTCTATATACTCCCTTTTTCAAAAATTTAACTTTCATAATCTAACCTCTTTACTTGTTAATATATTAGCTTCCGACATTACCCAAAACAGCGAATGGATATCTGCTATCTTCGTCCGAATTAACCCTATTTATAGGATTAGGAACCTGCCATGCAATTCTCATGCATGAACGTAAACCAACCATGTTCTGTTGAGCTAAGTTGTATACAATCTCTCCAGTTGCTGGGTCTTGTATAACAGCCTCAGTCATAATCTTCCATGTGATGTCTTTACGTATAGCATAAATTAACTTCGTCCAATCGCCTGCAATTAGTAAGCTTCTGTCCGGAATTATTGCACCGTTTCTTGGAAAGAACATTGGTTCGCCATCTAACTCATATCTGGAAGCTCCCTGAATGCCTTCTTTTTGAACTGGTTTAAAAATTGGCTGGTTAACAGAATCTCTCAATCCTCTTAATTTACCTCTCATAGTTAAAGCCGATACATAACCATTTACCATATATCCATCTTCTTCAACTTTACTGATTAAACCATCTTCGCCCATAATGACATCATACCAATCATTTGTCCCAGTTGGAGCTGTTACAAAATTGCCAGCGGCAGTTGCTGCTGCAACCAGATTTGTTGGCCATACTGCCGGAGCGTTTATACCGTAGTATACTGCCTGGTCAATTGCCAATCCATAGGCTTCAAGTAATTTAGGTTTAACTTCTCCCCAGATATCATAGTCTACATCGTCAATTACGCTTTCTGGAATTGCTACTATAACATTCAATTCCTCAGCGTCTAAATAACGATTTTCCCACATCAATCGTGTGGTTTTTTTCCATCCTAAATCTCCAACATCTCCAGGGCCTGGGTTTGTAAAATATGCTGTCGGTAAAACAGATAATACAGGCATTCTTCTTTGAGCTCTGCTCATATTAGGAGCTCTATAACCTAAGCTCATAACAGAACTCGACTCTGGTACACTTTCAAGGATTTCCCTTGTATATTCTTCTGGCATAAGAGCCTCGGCTCCTGTCCTTGGGATATAAGTTGACATAAAATACACCTCTTTATTATTTTTTTAAATTTACCTGCCAGCAGCTTTTCTAAACATATCATTGATATTAAAGTTACTCTTTTTGGTTGATGAACTTTGGTCATCTCCCGCTTTTTGATGTTGCTGTTCTGCAGGTTTTACTAAATATGGTTTTTTTGAAATTAAAGCTTTTAAGGCTATATCAACACCAGACACATTCCCATATTCGTCAACATCAACAGATTCTTTGTCAATAAGAGCATATGCCGCCTCAGCGTCTATAATTCCAAGTTCAACTGATTTGAGGTTAATTTCGCTTTTTATTAATCGCGAATTTGCCACCCTAATTGCCTCAGTTGCTTTTAATTCTGCATCGGCCTTTTCTGCCTTTGCTTTTTGAGTCTCATCCATCTTTTCTCTTTCAAGTTTAGTATTAAATTCAGTCTCCATTTTCTTTCTTTCCCGGGCCATTCTTTTTTCAAAAGCTTTGTCAAAATCAGCCTGTGAAGAAAATGCAAATTCTTGTTTTTGCCCTTTTTCTCCGTCATTGGATTCGCCATCAAGGTTTGTATTTTTGCCATCGTCGCCCTCTAAATTTTCAC